GATCCACAAGTACCCTTCACTAATAACAGCTTCGTAGATGAGTATCCTGAAGCTCTTAATAACCTAGGGTTAATGGCCGGCACGTATCAAGAAGATGATGTTTCGCTTATGTACTATCGTAGAGCTATAACTGCTAACCCTAAGTACTACGATGCTTATTGGAATATGGCCAATACCCTACTTAGAAAATACTGTAGTAAAAAATATGACAATCTTAAGTTTTGCTGGGAACTATACGAGAATCGCTACAAGCGTTCTCTAGTACCCGTAACTCTAAAATCAAAAGTTCCGCTTCTGCACTGGGATGGCTCACATGTGGATACGTTATGTATCTTAGCCGAGCAAGGAATGGGAGACCAATTAATGTGGGGCAGGTATTTATCCCTAGCTGCATCACGTTGTAATAAACTATATGTTCAGTGTAACGAGTCTATGAAGGTATTCTTCAGTTCGTACAACACTTGCTACGATCCTAGCGAGATTCCCGGAACCGTTCATGGTATAGGAATTTGTAGCCTGGGACGTATATTTAACGAAAATATTCCAAATGGAGAATGGCTAAGTGACAGAATTATTTCAAAAATACCCAATGGGAGACTGGATATTGGGGTTACGTGGTCCGGCAATCCTAATCACGCTAATGATAAGCATCGTTCTACTACAGCCGAGCATTTTCGGGCTTTTGAACAGTTTGGTACTTTATATACTCTTAACCCTACCGAAGCTGGTAGAAATGGTTTTATCGATCTAGATAGCAAGTGCTGGGCTGATACTATTAGAGAACTTAGTCGCCTAGATCTAGTAATATGCGTTGATACTTCGATCGCGCATGTATGCGGATCTATGGGAGTTCCCTGCTGGCTACTAAACCAGCGCAAGGATCCAGATTGGCGATGGGGAGACGACTCGATGGGATACAGTAATGTTTGGTATCCTAGCGTACGAGTATTTAGGAACCCTGGTTGGGATATTGTATTTAAAAATGTGGAGACAGAACTTGAGAAGTTGTCAAACAGCCTACGGACCGTGTAAGTTCTATGGTAAGGATATGTTTATCGGTCGATCGCTGTACGCTTACGGCGAGTGGGGCGGAGAGGAAGCCTCGGTTATTGCTGATTTAGCAGTTTCAGGAGGTGGGTTGTCTTTAGACGTAGGAGCTAATATTGGCTTTATGTCTATGGCTATGCTAGCTGCCGGTTGTAATGTAATGGCATTTGAGCCTCAGCCCGCACTATGTGATCTATTACTAGAAAATACTTCTCCGTGGAATACAGCACTAGTCATGCCATTCGCGCTCTCTGACTTCAACGGTAAATCCACTATGCCTAGGATCAGATATGGGGAGAAGGGCAACTATGGTGGCTTAGCACTAGGTCAAAGAAGCGAACTGGGCGTAATCGAAGTAGAATGCCGTACTTTAGATAGTTTTCTGGATAGTCTAAAAACCACTCGCAACGTTGAGAAAGTAGGATTCATTAAGATCGACGTAGAAGGTCATGAGACTGCTGTATTGAGAGGTGCTAGGCAGACTATCTTACTTGACCGACCTATAATGTATATCGAAGATGATCGCCCTGATAAATCCTTACACTTACAAGAAATGATTAAGGGAATGGGTTACACTATTGAGCGACACTATCCTAGACTCTTTAGAGAGAATAACTTTGCTGGTAATCCTGTAAATATCTGGGGCCAAGATTACTCATCCCATAACTTGATTTGTAGACCATGTTAACAGTTTCTAGATCCGATGTAGATACTGAACTCATTACAGAGTTCCCGGCTGCGACTAGGTTCATTAAGCTACCAATAGTTCCATATCTAAAACTATTGCCCATTATGGACCCAGAAACTCTAGAAAAGACAAATGCTCTAGAGTGTATTAACAGGCCTCAGAAGGCGTTAATTAACGCGATTAATAATCCTAAGTATAGATTCGTGTGCGCTGCACTTAGTCGTAGACTTGGTAAGACATTCATTGCTAATGTGATCGGGCAACTGGTTAGTTTAGTACCTAATTGCAATGTACTAATTATGTCACCTAACTTCTCGCTATCGTCAATTAGCTTTGAATCTCAGCGCAAGCTGATTAAGACCTTTGATCTAGAAGTAGCTCGTGATAACTTAAAAGACAAGATTATTGAATTGTCTAATGGTTCCACTATTCGCATGGGCTCTGTTGGCACAGTTGATAGCTGCGTTGGGCGTTCCTATGACCTAATTATCTTTGACGAGGCTGCTCTTAGTGAAGGGGGCTTAGAAGCTTTCAACATTAGTTTACGTCCTACTCTAGATAAGCCAAATTCAAAAGCTATCTTTATTTCGACTCCTCGTGGTAAGAATAACTGGTTCAGTGAGTTCTTCCATAGAGGCTTTAGCGACGAGTATCCTGCCTGGTGTTCAATCCATGCTGACTACTTCGAGAACGATAGAATGAAACCTTCTGACGTTAACGAAGCTAAGAGTACTATGTCCAAGGCTGAATTCGAGCAAGAGTACATGGCTAACTTCAACGTGTATGAAGGCCAAATCTTTCAAGTTGACACTGATCGCAACGTTGTAGACTCATTTGAGATGCAAGATCGTTGTGAACCCTTTGCAGGTCTAGACCCTGGTTTCAAAGATCCTACGGCGTTCATACCGCTAGTATATTCTGAGCTAGAAGACTGCTTCTACATAGTAGATGAGTACTTAGAGTCAGAAAAGACAACTCCTCAACATGCTGAGAGTTTCAGAGAACTAATTGATAAATGGGGTATTGACGCTATCTTTATCGATCCGGCCGCTGCCCAGTTCGCTAGCGATTTAGCCTATATCCATGACATAGCTACGATCAAAGCAAAGAAGGATGTTCTAGCAGGTATCGCGCTAGTACAAGGATTGCTACAGCAAGGTAGGCTTAAGATACTTTCGCACTGTACTAAAACACTAGCAGCATTTGACCAGTATCAATGGGATCAGAGGGAAACTCTGACAAAAGAAAAGCCACTACATGCTCATAGTCATATTCCGGACGCTGTACGGTACGCATTAGTAACTTTTACACTATAAATTAGCCGCTAGCTAACGACTAGCGGCTTTTTTGTGCCCGTAAAAACTGTACTTGTACTACGCCAGCTATAGTGCTATAATTGGTATGGTCGAGATAACCACAAAAATATATGGCAAAAAATACAGGTAATAATAGAATCCCCGTTAAATGGGTTCGCGATAAGGCCAAGGCCGCCTACGATAAAAAAGATACTTGCTATATTTGTGGTACTAACTTAGACTTAGAATTGCATCACACCCGTTCAATAACGGTCCTACTAGAAAACTGGGCTCATAGAAACCACTTTGATATTTCTACCGATGAAGGTATTTTAGCCGTTCGAGATCAATTTATCGCAGAACATCACAAAGAGATTTATGATGACGTATTTACTCTATGCAATAGGCATCACGTAATGCTACACGGAATATACGGCAAGAAACCTGCTTTGCACACTGCCGATAAACAAGTGATCTGGATTGAAAAGCAAAAAGCAAAAATAGCCGGTGGAGAAATAATTGTAGCGGCTAATGTAAGTCATAGTTTCTTTAGTGCATTTACGTAAGGAAAAATATGACATGGTATAACCCTAAAACCTGGTTCGGCACAACTGTAGAGAAGCTGAATCCGGCTCAAGAAACAATTAGCCATGAAGCTGGCTATAATATAGGCTCCGAAGCTTCTAGTAACTACATAGCTTCATTCAAGAATTTAGAAGCGGTAAATAGAGCTATCAGTATGATAGTTAATGGATGTGCTAGTTTAGACTACGACGTCAAAGATAAGACACATGACGGTACTGTACCAGGTATACGCGCAAAGACACTATATAACTTACTAAATTTTAGGCCTAATCCGTACCAGAGCGTACAGGCTTTTAGAGCCGCACTCTTCACAGACTTTGTAATGGAAGGCAATGCTTTCATCTACTATGACGGTGCCTTCGTGTACCATTTACCAGCAGTTAATGTACAGATAGTACCCCACCCTAAGACATTTGTTGATAAGTACACTTACAACAATGCTACAGATTTCAAGCCAGAAGAAATTGCACATTTCCGCGACATTAGCGCAGACTCTATCTATAGAGGTGCTAGTCGACTAAAGGCTGCTGAGGGTAATATTAAAACTCTCTATAAAATGCAAGAGTTCCAGGGCGGCTTTTTTGAGAATGGAGCTGTCTTTGGATTAGCCCTTACAACAGACAATACACTAAGTCAGGTAGCTAAAGATAAAACTATTGCTAACTGGCTACGTAACTATAATCCTAGAAACGGTGGCAAGAAGCCAGTGATTCTAGATAGTGGTTTGAAACCGATGCAACTAGCGGGCCAATCCACAACATTTAAAGACCTAGATTTTGACGTTAGCATTAAGACTCATAACGTCAAGATACTAGAAACCCTAGGCGTGCCACCCGTCCTCCTAGACGGAGGAAATCAGGCAAATATTGCGCCTAATTTAAGACTATTCTATCTAGAAACAATAATGCCTATAGTCCGTAAGTATATTTCTGCTATGGAACTTATGACTGGGTATGACATTGATGCCGTAACCAGTAGCGTATCTGCACTGCAGCCTGATCTAAAAGACATCGCTGCGTATCACACCACATTAGTAAATGGTGGTGTGCTGACTCCCAACGAGGCAAGGGTCGAATTAAGATACGAGAAAGATAAGGACCCTGAAAGTGATAAATTACGCGTACCTGCTAATATTGCTGGGTCAGCTGCAAATCCTAGCGTGGGTGGAAAACCTAAAGCTCCTGCTGCGGAACCGAAGCCGAAAACTTAGGTGGTATTGTTATAGACGAGGAGTACTACCAAGTGTAGTTAGGGTTACTGAACCAGGTGGACTATAAATAAGGAAATACAAGCAACCCCCATGTAAAAAATGGGGGTTGACTTTTATGCGCCTAACTAGTATAATAAGACAATGTAAAAATATACCTGGAAAAGGAGTATCGATGAATGACTATTAAAAATAAAGTATTTCATCTAAATAGTCAGTTCATCAAAGAACTCCCTAGTGCGGATGAACCTATTGATAGTATCTTTATTAGCGGATATGCTAGTACGACTGATGTAGATAGAACCGGCGATGTTATCCCAGCGACTGCTTGGGAAGCAGGTATGGCAAATTATCTAAAGAATCCTATTCTATTAGCTTACCATGATCACGACGATCCAATCGGTCGTATGGTTGAACATAAAGTAGACGCTAAGGGCCTATGGATAAAGGGTAGAATTTCTGCAGCCGCAGAAGTATTTAATCTAATTAAGGATGGTGTATTAACTGCATTTAGTGTCGGTTTCCGAGTACTAGACGCGGAATATAAACCAGATGTAGATTTATTTGTAATTAAAGAACTAGAACTGATTGAAATTTCAGTGGTATCCGTACCAATGAACCAAGAGACGTTGTTTAGTTTATCTAAGTCATTTAACAATGACGCTGAATGTAAGAGTTTTAAACTGCAGTTTGCACCCAAAAGCGAGTCAGCTAAAGGGCTAGAATCCTCTAAGGAAGCAAAAGGCACAACATTAAAGGAAATTGGAATGGATCCAAAAGAATTAGAACAAATGCTAGCGAATGCTGCCAAGTCCGCTGCCGAAGCTGTCCTAGCTGCACAAGCTACGGAAAAGGCTCTAGCCGACAAGAAAGCTGCTGAAGAAGCCGCAATGCAAGACCGTATCAACAAGGCAGTTGCTGCCGTAACTCCTTCTACCACTGGTGCTGAGAAGCTTCTAGCTGATGTAGAAAAGCGTATCGCTGAACAAGCTGATTCGCAAAAGAAGGCCCTAGAAGGTCTTGAAGCCGCTCTTAAAGAAAAGGCTGACGAACTAGCTGCCCTACAGAAGAGCAAGATGACTTTCACTGAAAATAAGTCTGGTGAGTCTTCTACTTATGAAGAACGTGAAAAGGCTGTTCTACTATCCAAGTTCACTGGTAAGTCAATTGAAGGTACCAAGTATGGTCGCCAGCTAATTGAAAAGGCCAGCGTTGGTGGTAAGGATCCTTCACACATGGCATCTACCATTTGGGAACTTGAAGTTTCCCTAAACATGGAAGCTGAAATTCGTCGTCGTTTAGTCATTGCCCCTCTAATCCGCAATATTAATATGGCGACTAACGTTATGACTATGCCATTAAATCCAGAAGCTGGATATGGTACATGGGTAACTAACGCGCAGTTCGGTACTACAAACTCACCTGGTGCTGCTCAAACTCACCAAATGAAAGAAATTACTCTAAATAGCTACAAGTTAGCTACCACAGAGTATCTAATGTATGAAGAAGAAGAAGACTCATTGATTGTTCTTCTACCTATCGTACGGGATGCAATGGTACGTCGTGTTGCCAAGTCTGTTGAAAAGGCGATGGCTCGCGGAGCCGGCGCCGGTGCTGATCCAGTTAAGGGTCTAGCTCTATATGACGCTACTTCCGCTGTTCTAGTAACTAATACTGGTGCTGCTAGCGTAGCCTCCCTACGCGCTTTACGTAAGGACCTAGGTACATGGGGTCTAGAGCCCGATGGCGTAACGTTCCTAGTATCTAATGACGTTTACTACGATCTACTAGAAGATACTAGTTTCCAGACCATGGATAAGGTCGGTACTAAGGCTACTATTCTAACCGGCCAAATTGGTATGGTTGGTAATAGTCCAGTTCTAGTTTGCGCAGAGCTAGATAATAAGGCCGCAGGCGGTACTTCTAGTGCTACTACTAACTACGGTGCTATCGCTGTTGCTACTTCCAACTTCATCGTTGGTAACCAGCGCGGTCTACGTTTTGATACTCAAGACCTGGTTGAAACTCAACGTAAGGTTCTAGTAGCAAGTCTACGTACTGGTATGCAACAACTAACCACTAACGTTGGTGGTGGAGTTTCCGTACTACGTTGGAATTAATCTAACGATTAAGATAAGGGCTTCGGCCCTTATCTTTTATAAGGCCAGCGCCTTATAAAAGATAATAAGGAGATAGAATGGGACTTCCATTAATAACAAGAGCGGAATACAAGGCATATGTAGGAATTACTAGCCCTAATTCCGACGCAGTTATTGATGCCCTAATTCCAAAAGTAAGTGAATTAGTAAAGAATTACTGCCGTAGAACTTTCGTAGACTATGTCAATGATGCTAAGATAGAGACCACTAGTGGTGGTTATGGAGAAAATTTACTACTAGCAGAGTATCCAGTTATATCCGTTACAAGCGTTGGCTGGAGTGAAGATTATGGTCAGAACTATACTGACCTAGTAGAATTTACAGATTACGTAGTTGAAGTAGAAAAAGGACATATTGTATCTCTAGCAGCAAGCGGTGAATGGGATAAATGCCTAAACGGCTATCAAGTTACTTATACTGCGGGGTACGAGACCCTACCAGAAGATTTAAAGTTGGCTGTTATGGACTTAGTAACTTATTACATTAAAAATGACGCCTCAGTACACAGTCCAAAAGCACCAGGTACTAACAGCGTACAGATCGAATACATTACTAGTTCAGCATTCCCTGCGCATATTAAGCGTGTGCTAGATTTATACAGAGCGAGCTGGGATTAAATGAGTGCCTCAGCCTTTAGACAGGTATTAAATAAAATACCGGAAATGAAGTTCTGGGCCGGTGGTAAGAAAGATACTAGCTCTATTCTGCATCAGACTAGAGAATCTACTAAACTAGAAGTACGTAAGTCTGATGTTGAGCACATTATACCTTTGGAACAGCTTACGGAAATAGTTGGAAAAGATATAGCTAATAGTATATTTAAAGAAGTAAAATCAGGTAAATATGATATAACTGGATTCGAGCTAGTAACTTATCAAAATATACAGGGCCAGGAAACTATTACGTTTCATAAAGTAAACTTTGATAGACTTAATAAAGATATATCTTTATATCTAAACTCAATTGCTCAAAATGCTTCTGCAATACCTAGTACAGACGATTCCGTTTATTCCAAAGTACTAGAGTATTCTAGCAGGAAAGATATCGACAAAGGACACATATTTGGATGGGCTAACACTCTAGTAAATAGAACAAAAGCTAGTATAGGAAAAACATTGTCTTCTCGTGATATACCTAAAGAACAATTAGACCTAGAACTAAATGCTCTTAACTCCTTTATTGATAATTTATTAGACGTACTAGAAGAGTACGATATAGCTAGTAGTAATATCAAAGGATTGGAGGGGGAGATTTTTGCTAAGTATAGGAAGACCTCCTCTAACTGGATTACGGAATGGCAGATAAAATCTGATAATATTGCAGCAGGTAATATTGTAGCTGCGGGTATTGGTAAAGGTGATAGAGACGTACGAGGTTTTCTAAAGAATGTAGGCCTGGGTAGTTCTAAGTCGCTTATAGATAATGCCTTAAATGGTATAATTGAAGGGTTTTTAGGAGAAGTAGACTTAAGTAAGTTACAATCTTCTCCTGCATTGGTAGATATGATCCATGATGATCTTTACTCTACTTTATCAGGCAATCCTAAAAAATACGAAAAGACATATACTGGTATTGTTAATAATCTACCTAAATTGAAATTTAGAAAAGTTATTAGTACTGGAGTTAGGGATAGTATATCCTCCTCTAGAAATGTACTTAGAAACCTTAAGTCTAAAGTAGATAAGGCTAAGCGAGATGCTCAGTCGGCCAGGTATACCGTAGCCTCTAGTATTAATCTATTAGCGATCCTACAAGCAGGCATTAATAAACAAGTAGCTAAGAACATGGGCCAAGGCCATGAATCTAGAGTTCTAAACTATAGAACCGGACGCTTTTCCGAGTCTGTTCAAGTGCAGAGATTATCGGAATCAAGACAAGGTATGATTACCGCATTTTATTCATATATGCGTAATCCGTATGGAACGTTCTCCGAAGGGGGAAGACAGCAGTTTCCTAAGACTAGAGACCCTAAGCTGTTGATATCGAAAAGTGTACGAGAATTAGCAGCACCAATCGTAGGTGCTAGAATGAGATCGGTATTAGTTTAATATGACAATCGGAATTTATAGATTAATATTTAATGGTACAGATAAGACGTATATTGGACAATCTGTACGTATTGAAGTAAGATACCTAGAGCATTTACGTAGTATCAAAAATGGTAGTGCAAATACTAAGCTACTAGAAGCTAATAAATTATATGGTAAACCAGAATTAGATATTATACTAGAATGTCCTATAGAGGAACTAGACACTTTGGAAGATGAGGCTATAGAAATATTTAATTCTGTAGACAACGGATTTAATGTATATAGATATAGTAACCAGGTGCCTGAATATACTAATGAACTAGGTTATGGTAATAACAAATATTCTCAAGATCAAATAATTAATGTATTCAATTTATTAGTAGATAAGCCTGAGTTATCTTATAAGAGTATCTCGGATATAACTAATGTACCCGTAGATACAATCACTACAATTAGTAATTTAAAACAACATACTTGGTTATCCGAAGAGTTTCCAGTTAAGTATGGACAGTTAAAGCAATTATTAGGTACTAGAATAAAATCTTCTCGTAATATAGTTTCTGATAAACTATCCGCTAAAGCTCAAGGAATTACCTATCCTTTACTATTCGACCCATACGGTAATTCTTATATAGTAGAAAATGCCTATAAATTTGCAAGAGAACATAATTTAGCAGGTAATCATCTTACAGAAGTATTAAATGGGCATAGAAAGTCCCACAAGGGGTGGAAAATATGTCAAGACGTGTAAGTATAGTAAAAGCAATTGCTGAAAAATTAAAGATTATTGACGGAAACGAGCCATATAAGGTTAACCTATATGGTCAGGCTTCTGCCCGTTTAAAGTTCTGGGATGAATGTAATATGTTTCCGTCAATCTTTGTAGTTACAGGATCGGAATCCAGAGAGTATATGCCAGCCGCATTTGCCTGGGGATATCTAAATGCTTCTATTAAAGTATACTGCAAGGGAGAAGATTCTCAAGCAGAACTAGAAGACCTATTAGAGGATGTGGAAAAGGTTTTAGATGGTACACTAGGTATTGTAGTATACGATACGACTAATAGCTATGAAACCTCCGAAATATCAATTACATCAATTACAACAGATGAGGGCTTATTAGCTCCCTACGCAGTAGGAGAAATAAACATCCTTATACGCTATCAAATAATGAAATGAGATTTCGTACCTCTTAGTACGGAGAAATAGTGTTCGAATGCCAATACAGATAATAATCTAGTTAGAGTACTAGAACACATAGAAATAAAGGAAAAAGGATGGCAACATTCAATCTGGTACGTAATAGTAGAGTTTTCTTCTCTACAAACGTAGATGCTTCTACTGGTGTATTAGCCGCTACTGCATTTACTACAGCTAATACTCAAGAATTACAAGTTCTTGATGGATTTAGCTTTTCTCAACAAAGTAACGCTGATGCTGTACAAATTAGTGAAGCAGGTAGCACTCCTGTTCGTGGACAGCGCTCATTCAATACAAGTTTAAATAACGTAGAAATTACTTTCTCAACTTACCTACGCCCCCACAAGCCCGTAGCGGCAGTTAACGCCGAAGAGTCAGTATTATGGAATGCCCTATTAGGTGACCAGCCTTTAGCTACTTCCGTAACTCTTGGTGGAACACCTTCTACTGCGACATACGCTACTGGTACAGGTATTCTGACCATTGGCGGAGCGGCAATGACTTACGCTGGTATCTCCGTTGGAGATATTATTACTATTTCTGGCCTTGGTGGAGCTTCAGCGTCCCGTGCTAATGTACCAGGAAAAGTACTTACACTAGGCGCTGCCGCTATTACTGTACAGTTACTAGGTGGTACTACTGCAGCTATGACTTTAACTGCCGGTGTAGGCGTTAAATTTAACAAGTCAGCTTGGGTTGATAATGCGGCAGTTGCAGCAGATACGGAGCCTGGTGTGGGTAATGTTCCATACGGTCAAGTTACAACTGCCATGTCTAACAAGAATCAACTACAAAAATTCGGTCTAATTATCAAGGTAGACGGTATTACCTATGCTATTGATAATTGTGCTATGGACCAAGCAAGTATCGACTTTAACTTAGATGGTATTGCTATGGTTTCCTGGACCGCTAAGGGTACTGCTATTCGTGAGCGCGCTGTTTCCTGGTCTACTGCTGCTGATCCTGTACTAACGGGCGATCTAGCGGGTACACTAAAGGGCAAGAATACTGCTGCTAACTACATTACCAATAAGCTATCTACAATTACGCTAAACGCTGAAATTGGTGGTGGAGGCTCTGCTTACACACTAGCGTTAACTGGTGGTAATATTACCATTGCTAACAACATCACTTATGTTGTTCCGGCAAATCTAGGTACTGTAAACTTACCTATTGGCTATTTCACTGGTACACGTTCTGTATCTGGTAGCGTAAATGCTTACCTACGTACAGGTAGTTCTAATACTGCAGGTTTACTAAGCACTATGCTTACGAATGCTGCTACAAGTGCTGAAACTAAGTACTCTCTAAATATTGCTATCGGTGGAAGTGCTAACGCTATTCGTGTTGAAACATTCATCTTCGGTGCTATGTTACAGATTCCAACTATCGACGCTCAAGCAGTTATGAGCACCACTATTAACTTTACCGCTCAAGGTACTGATTTCTTGGGTGGTTCATCTGCCGGCTTTGACCTAGAAAATACTAACGATCTACGTATCCGTTATTTCTCTAGTTAATAGTTTTATAGTCCGCGGCTTGATCACCGCGGGCTCTTTTTCCTCCACATTACAGAATAAATAAGGATTATAATCCATGTCTGAAACGCTATCTCTAAAGTCCCTTCTAGTTCCGTCAAAGAATGTAGAAGTGGAGTTTCCAGGCTTCGAAGGTTTTAAGATCAATCTTAACTTTCTATCTCGTGAAACTCTAGTAAATATTCGTAAGAAATCTACTAAGACTACGTTTAAGAACCGTCAACCTATTGAAGAACTAGATGACAAGCTATTCCTAAAGCTATACGTAGCTGCAGCGATCAAGGGATGGTCAGGTTTCAAGTATAAGTACTTGAATGAACTAGCTCCTGCTAATATTACTGAAGCTGACTATAATAAGGAAGTTCCTTATTCAGAAGAAAATGCTTTAGCACTAATGGAAGCATCTTCTAACTTCGACGGATTCATTAGCGAGACAGTATCTGATCTAGCGTCTTTTACGAAGAACAGTACTCAGGTATAAGTGCCAAGCTAAAATCTTTCTATCATAATGCGCAAGTAGGCATGACCAAAGATGCGTATTATGAAATGTGCGAGATGCTAGGCTCAGTGCCTATAGAATCAGAGATCCCTGTTGAGTACGACGATTTATTGGTAGAAGTTCAGGAAGCCTTGGATATCTATCATAAATTAAAAGATGAATGGGATACGATGAATGGTAACTATCTAGGTAAAAGTTACTCCGGTATAGGTGATATATTGGATATACTAGAAATACCTAAGGAAGATAGAAAGACCTTATTTAGTCTAATTGGCTTGATTGACAGACACAGGTCAGAAGCTATCGCGGCTAACAAGCCTAAGCCTACTACTAGATAGTAAGAAGCCCCTCTCGAAAGAGCAGGGGCTTCTTTTTTGTCTAAAAAAATTTTGGGCCTTGACATAAGGTGGCATACCTGATATAATTAGGGGATCATGAAATAGTGTACCTAAAATCTAGGGACCTAGGGATGGAGAAAATATGGCAGATACATCTAGCAAACATAATATTCTAGTAACCGACAACGGTTCCCTAAAGAATGTTAATAAGAGCGCTACTGAATTAAAGAATACACTAGATGCAGCAGGTACGGCTGCAGAGCGCACTGCGGCTAAAGTAAAGAAAGCTAGTGCGCCTACTCCCGTGGCAGCGGCACGTGCAGCTAGAGACCAGGGAGGTCAGGCCGCCGAAGACTCTGGCACTGCCAGAGGTGTCGGAGGGTTGACCGGTGCTGCAGGCCGAGACTTTGCGAAGCAATCGCAAGGCCTTGGTGGATTAGTTCGTCTATACGCAACATTCGCTGCTAATATCTTCGCGGCAACCGCTGCGTTTGGCGCACTGAGCCGTGCTATGGATACTACTAATATGGTCAAGGGTCTTGATCAGTTAGGTGCGGCTTCAGGAAAGAACCTAAGTTTACTAGCTAAGCAGGTAACCATAGCTGCTGATGGAGCTATTTCCTTAAGAGAATCACTAGAAGTAGTAGCCAAAGCTAGTGCTGCTGGTATGAGCAACAAGCAGATTGAAGCTATGGCCGAATCTGCGAAAAAAGCTTCCCAGGCACTTGGTGTAAGTATGTCCGACGCTATTAGCCGTTTAACACGTGGTATTTCTAAGCTAGAGCCAGAATTACTAGATGAACTTGGACTATTCACTAAGGTGGATAAGTCTACTCAAGACTATGCCAGATCTATCGGTAAGGCGGTTACTTCGTTAAGTGACTTTGAGCGTAGACAAGCCTTTGCTAATGCTGTATTAGAAGAAGCAAAGCAGAAATTCTCCTCTATCGATATTCCAGCAAATCCATATACAAAATTACTAGCAAATCTTCAGAACGTTGCTTTCGCAGGGCTGGAATTGGTTAATAAAGTACTAGGCCCAATAGCCAAAGTATTGGCCGATTCTCCCACAGCACTAGCCACAGCTATGGCGTATATAGGTGCTATTCTATTAAAGACAGCTATTCCTGCTATTGGCATGTGGAAAGAAGGGTTGAAGTCCTCAGCAGACGAAGCAAGAAAAACAGCTAAAGCGTTTAGGGAATCTTTTAACGACGAATTCCAAGAACGTATGGAGGCAAGATTTAGTATTCCTGATATTAAAAAGAAGCTAGATGCTGCTACTATTGAAATAACCAAAAACCAGGCAAAAATTAATGCGCTAACTCTTCCTAAAGGATTAAAGTCAGCAGAGTCTTTAGCAGCTGGCGATACATCTGCAAAAACTATTGCTAACGTTACTAAATCTCTAAAGAATAAGCAGATGCAGTTAGAGGCTGAAAAAGTAACTAGCGGTACATTGCAGGCTGCCACTAAGGTCAGGCTCGAACAAGAAACTGCAGCTCTTGAAAAGCTACTAGTACTTAAAAAGAAAGATATTCTACTTCAACAAGAGAAGCTTATTCAAGAAAAGGCTATGGCCTCCGCCCGTGTATTAATTCAGGATGAGGCTGATAAGCCACTTAGAAGAACAGATACTGAAATGATAGCCCAGAAACGGCTAGAAAGATTAGAGAAGTCTGCTACTAAAGGTAATCTTGTGGCTACTGCAGCAACTAATGCTACTATTATTGGTGTTAGAAATAGTATGGCGGCCCTAAATAAAGAAATCACAGATAATGGGCTAAAAGGTTGGGATAAGTGGAGCACAGTAGCTAAAGGTGGAATTGCCGCAGTATCTGCCCGAGTTATGGGTATTCTAGGGTCTCTGGGTAATGTTGGAATGGCTGTAGGTATTGCCGTAGGTGCTTTCCAACTACTAGATACTTGGCTGTCTAAGAACACTAAGCAGTTAGAAGCATTATCCAATGCTATGGAAACTGTTAATACTGCAGCTACTACTGTAACTAGCACTTTAAATAATCTAAGTGCCAGAAGCGACTTTGGTATATCAGTGCAGGGTATTCAAGCTAGGGCTACCGCATTTTCCGAACTAACAGATTCTTTAGCTCCTTTATCTAGAAAATTAAAAGAGGCTCAAGAAGCTGGCGATAATTGGTGGGACGCTAGCATTAATTGGATCAAGAAGGCAGCCGATAAAGATTTGCAAAGTACGTACGTAGATACTATTAGTAATGCTGTAATGGCTGGTCTTAGAGTTATAGATGACCCAGTTCTTAAAGCAGAGGCTGAAAAGAATATACGTGGTTTATTTACTGGAATGGGTACTATCAGTAAAGACTCATTAAAGGCGGCACTTAATGCTTCTGGTGATATAGACAGCATTTTGCCTAAAGTAGAGAGCTTAATAGGTAAACTAAAAACCGCAAGCAATACTATGAGCGCTAGCGCTCAAAAGGTACAGTCATTTGGTACTACCATGACTGACGCAAGTAAAGCATTTGATGAATTTACAGTAAGTCTTAACAATTCTGACCCATTATCAAAACTAGCTAATCAAACTATTAGCGCAGGATTTGCACTTAGAGATACTTTTAAAGATGTTAATAGTGGGCTGGCTTC